TTTTAAATACGTTTTGTTATAAAAAATATACTAAACTGTTTGTATCTGCTCGCAAAATTACAAAAAAACTAACCATTAGATAATTAATTGATCGGTGCTGTCTTTTTTACGGCAGAGATCGACTCATTATTAAGGGTAAGAAAAGGGTTAGTATTACTCAGTTAAAACCAAGCAAAAAGCCAATAATCAGAGTACTACTATTTTTACTCTTATTTTAGATACAGAAAAAACCATATAGCTCTAGAAAGCATTTAAATGCACCTAGAAAGCCTTTTTAGAATGCAAGGTATGCTTAGGTATAGGTAAAAGCAGCCTAAAAGCGTATAAACACATTCAAATAGCTAATATTGTAATAATTATATAAGTATTACTTACTTATCTGGTCTAATCAGAATACTACGAGAGCATAAAAAAGCTCTATCCAGATTTATTCCAGATAGAGCCAATTTAGTTAGTATTCAGAATCTAAATACAGAATTATTTATTAGTAATGTATCTTAATAAATTCTGAGCTAATGCGAATGGTTCAGAATGTATAAAGCTTCTGGTAAAGTAACCATTACATTTGCTTCTGATCTTAGCTATATGATTTGAATTGCACAGACAGCACGCAATTAAATCTGTACCATTTGCTCTCCATTTAGATTCGTTAACAATATTTCCAGTTAGGTAACCATCAGTAAATAGTATCACAGTATCAGCTTTAGAAACTACATCAGAATATTTTTTAAGATTAGTATCTAATGCTTCATGAGAACCATTAGGCTCTAACTGCATAAGATCTTCTATACTATGCTTAGTAATATTGTATCCGAATTGGTCATACGAAACTATCATATTTAGATCAATTAAGCGTTGTTTATTTAATAACATAAATGCAGAGCAAAACTCCTTACCGCCGTGTATGTGCCAAGTATCTTGCATACTTCCTGAATGGTCTATTAGTATAACTATTTTACGCTTACCAGATTTTTTACCAAGTGATTTAAAACAGTTAGTTTCGTTAGTGATAGCTTTGTTAATTTTAAGGATACTTCCAATTCTAGCTAATCTCGTTTTTGTCTTACCACCATTGCGAACAATACTGCTTAATTTCCTAGCTATGTTTTTTGAATGCCTAATTATTTTAGGATCTATCTGTATATGATTTTTGTTTAAATCATTATAGCTAACATTAGTAATAGGATCTTTTTCAGTTGTTCTAACAATAGTAGTATTACTATCTGCATTTGGATCGACTACACCATTAATAACAATTTCAGAATTATAATCTTTAGGTGTATCTTTACCAAAACTTTTAAGCCAACATTTTAGCAGCTCTATTGCAGAATTATTGTCACCATCAGATAAATTACAGAAGCTCTGATAATATAAGCATATAGCTGTATCTGTTTTCATGTTTCTACCAGATTTGTTGTATCTATCATAATAAGTACAATACTTGTTTAAATTATTAGTATCTGGTAAGTATCTTTTAAGATCAGATATACGCTGTGAAGCACATTGCATAAGCTTATATAAAGCTTCATTCTGCTTTAAAACGTATAGAGCTTCTGAAGCAGTGTCTGCACTCTCTTTTATATCTACATATCGATGCCAAAAGAATTTGCCGTGCTCTGTAAATTCAGAAACTAGCTTGTATTCTATTCTGCAATCTTCGAATAAGTTAAATAGACTAAATGGAATTTTTTCGTCCTCTAACATTTTCGGTATTGTATGTGTTCTATCTGTATATCTTGCATGTCCTAACTCGTGCTTAATAACCTCTTTTAAAAGATCTATACTGAGCTTGTTAGAATTTTTAACTTTAGCGTTAGCTATATTATTTACGCAATCTCTGCCTACAGATACTCTATGTAGATTTTTTACAGTATCATAACTCCAACTCGCTGTTGGTAAGTTTCCAGTGCTATCTACTTTGCATGTTATACGCTCTCCTTTTTTAGATATAGCAGAATAACCTATTCCACCATGCCTACTAGCTGTTTTTCTATAGAAGCATCTTCTAAATGCTTTGTGTATGTTTTGTAATGTATGAATCATGTTAGTATGTATTTAAGATAGGTTATTTTTAATAAGTGCTTTTGCTTCATTTAGAGAATCTTTTTCAAAATCTCCCGTATCAGAATTCCAAATACAGCAATTATTTTTAAGACCACTAGCTAAGAAATCTATAATCTCTTTTTCGTTATCGTATAACTGACAAGCTCTCTTTAAGTTTCTAAAATCTAATGGAAACTGTAGAGAACCATTAACAACTAATTTTCTGCTTTTATCCATAGCTGTTGCAAATTTATGACCTAACTGTGACGAGTCTATAGAACCAGAAGTATTGTACATATCTATAATGGCTTCTGCTCTTTTAGCACCACTAGCAATACTCCATTCAAAACGAACTTTTTCAAATCGACTCCATAGAGCTTCTACTGGTATAATATTACCAAGATTTGCACCAGCTATAATATGCAGATATTTACTAGAGCACTCTATTTGCTCTAATGTATTAGAAGCGGTATTGTGCTTAGTTCTAATTCTGTACCATGTTTCATTATTCTTAATAAATCCAGATAGGAAAGTTAAGAAAAATGCTTGTGTAGTATCTGCCCATCTTAAAATCTCATCTAACATTATTAGTACAGATTCACCTTTAGAAGCTTTTCTAACTGCTTCCACTAATACTCCATCTACAGTAGTAAATGTATTACCACTATTAGAAGTGTCTGGCTGTGAGCTTCCAACCAAATTAGATATTTCGTCTATATCTTCAGAACAGTTATGTTCAATATAGTGGTCATACTGTTTACCAAGTATTCTGGCTGAATGTGATTTGCCGAAACTAGGTGGAGACAATAACAAGCTATTCACAGCAGAGAATGTATTTGGTACATAGTATTTACTAACAGCATCTATTATCTCATCTCCACTCGCTGAAGCTTTTATAATAGGCATTCTGCTTTTAACTGTATTATCATTCTTTATGAGATCTTCTATCTCATTTAATTTAGAAGATAAATCTTTAGAAGATGTATCCATAATATTAATACGATCAGTTAACTCTTTTACAGAATCCTCTAGAGCTGATACATCAGTATTTGCTGTATTCTGATTTCCATTTTCTAAAGCATTCTGCAACTGCTTTAAAATATCAGATACATTATTACTACCAGAAGCAGTATTATTACTGCTTTGCTGTTGCAACTGCTTGGCTTTATTGGCTTCAGCTATCTCTATATAGTGCTCTGCTACTCCTTTACTCATACTCCTAGTATCAGTAGAGCAGATATCTTCATATTCTAAATATCCATCCTTAATGCATTCTCTAAGATATTTTCTGGTTTGTTCTGTATCCATTTTCTTTGTATTTTTCATAATCATTATATTGTTTTTGTTAATCAATTTACACCATTTTTAGTGTGATTTGATACTAGCATATATTTTTGTAAAAAATTTGTAAAAATGCATTCTAGAGACAGTTAGTAGATTTGCTAATATTAGAATAATTCTAAATAACTAAGCTAAAATCTTAAAAATGTTGGTAAAAAATAAGCATTTAATCACATGATATTTACATGATATTTTTATGATATTTTATAAAGATTGCATATTTTTTTTACGCTGCTTTTTTTTGCAGCCTGTATTTCTGATCCTTTTTTACTGGCAGCAGGTTTTTTTATTAGCAGCCAGTTTTTTGATCGGCAGTTCGATGGGTATCATTTCGGCAGTTCGATGGGTACTTTTTATAACTTGACTCTATTTATTATAGGGTGCAACTTGCGGTCGATGCCCAAAAACCAAAGTAAGTTTATCTTTAGTCCAGATGTAGCACAAAAATACGGAGTCCAAGAATCAATAATTTTAGAGTACATTGCACATTGGGTAAAGATAAGTGAAAAAAGTGGTCGGCAGTTCGATGGGTGCTCTTGGACGTTTGGCAGTATCAGACACATTTCAAAAGCTTTTCCCTTTTGGAGTGAAAAACAAGTTAGACGAATACTGTTATCACTAGAAAAACAAGGTGCTATAAGAGTAGGTAGATACAACAAAAGAAAGTACGACAGAACAAAGTGGTACACACTGACTGATGAAGTTTTACCATTTTACCAAATGGGCAAACCTATACCTCTTATAAAAAATAAAGATATAAAAAGTAAAAAATCCTTGACGATAGATACACCAAGGTTTAATCCAATTTAATTATTAACAATTTCGTTAATAAAATTAACCTAAATAAATACACAATGATTACTAAAGAAAACACAGAAGATACTAAATTCGCACTTAAACAAACAATAGCTAAGTTGCGTCACGAATTGTTATCTAAAGAAGATATGATAACTAAGCTTAAACAAGATATCATAGATATAAAGAAGGAGCACGATGGTTTTGTTGGAGGTTGGTCTAAAATAGACGTACTACATCATGCTGAGGTGATGGAAGTAGAAATATCTGATGATGATGCAGAAGATATTATTTACGAGATTGGACATAGGTTTGACGCTAGTCTTGGTATTAATTGGGATACAATAGAATTGGCAATCAATGATTTTATTGAATTAAGGGAAGGTGTACATTGGACACAAAATCTTAAATTATGAGACTAGAATGAATTATTACATTGTAACTATAGATATGACAGATGGTGTTGTTGAAAAGCATACCACTATTTTAGTTGCAGGTTTAGATGAAGATGAGGCATCAAGTAAAGCACTTGATCTAGAATGTCACAGTGAACCAGATAGAGTAACTATAGACAATTCTTCTTTTAGACAAACATACATAGATAAAGATGTAGGTTTTCGATATTCTATTGGCGATATCAATAAAATATCACATTTCGAGTATAAGCTTTTTAAAAAGTACATTCCAGATTTAACAGATGAATAATTTTATGGCGGTATATATGTATAAGCCAAGAGTGTATCTTGTGAGTCGCCTTTAAAATTCACAAGTGGTATTAATATCAATGCGTCTACCATTGAAAACCTTGGAAGTAGACAATTTTTAAATATGCACATATATGATTACACAGAC